ACGAAACTATTAAGAGTATTGAATCTGCTTTAGATTTAGACAAAGTACGCGCTGCTGTAAACGCTGATGAAACTGTTGTAGAAGCTAGAAAAAAACTTAATGATTTACTTAAACAGTTTAAGCAACCTACAAAAGAACAAAAGCAAAGTATTTCTGCAGAAGGTAAAAATTTTAGAGATGAGCGTGCGCTACTTGATAAAACTATTGCGGAACGTGTTAAAGCGGCCGCGCAAGCTAATGCACAAATAGTAAGCCAAACTAAACAGTATCGTGTTGTGTACAACGGAATTACATACACAGTTAAATCTAGTACAAAAGTTAACGCTAAAACTTTAGAAACGTTACAAAAACAACGTGCTGCTGGCGCTGCTTTTGCGGCAGATCAAATGCAGATTACTTTGCTTGAAGACAAGATTGCGCGTCTTGAAGCACAAAAACTAGCAAGCGAAACGGGAGTAATACCTAAAACCGCTAAAAAAGTTAAAGAACTAACGCCTTTTGTTGATCTTGCAACTATTATTAAAGAGCTTGGGCCAAAAGAAAAAGCACCAGCAATTGAAATAGCTGTTAGTAAAAACGGTACACCAAAAAAATTAGGTGCGCAACAAGAAAAAGCGTTAACTAAAGCTTATGAAGATTTACAAAAAACAAAAGACAAAATGAAATTAGCTGTTTCTGCTGTGCAGAAATTAGCAATTACCCCAACCGAAACCAAATTAAAGTCTGAAGCAGAGCAGGCTGCGGATAAAACGCAAGCTATGATGATCATGTCGCAGACGCTTAATGCTAAGAAAAACGAATATCAAGATCAAATTTACGAGCAAAACAAACTTAAAGCGCCTAAAGAGCTTATTGATGAGCTAGAAAAGAAGAAAGAAGTTATTAAGCAAATGATAGGGCGTTTGAATGCCCGTGGCGAAAGAGCTTTGCGTGATATTAATCTTGAGTCTATTGAAAACGCAGTTGATTTTGTGCTTAGCTACAAAGCTCGTAAAGAAATCAAAGAAAGCACATCTGAAAACAGAATGTCTTTGCAAGAGCTAGAAGACACTATAAAAGACTTTAATGCGCAAGCTGTAGTTGCCGCTAAACTTGGAAACACAACAAATGCAAACGCTGCGCGTGAAGCAGCTAGAGAACTACAAGTTTTACTTAATGCAGAAAAAGATCTTTTACGTATTGGTAATAATCCTGAAAAAGCTGTACATAAGCATGCGCTTCGTACAGGAACCAATAGTTTTGCTCGTGCTGCTGAAACTGTGGCTAAGAAAAAGGCCAAAGAACTTGGGTTACAAGGTGAAGCTTTTGATAAATACGTTGCTCTTAACAAAACAACGCTATACAACAAAGCGTTAGACGAATTTTATTCTCAAGGACAAGTTGAAGCTGAATTTGACGATAAAGAAACAATTAACAGAACAATGTTCCGTGACAAACCCGGCAAATCGGGCGGCATTGATATGTTTGTTGCAGACTCGTTTATTAATGACTTAATTAAAAAGCAAGGGTTTGACCCAACAAGGCGTGCTGTAACCACTGCTTTAGGCGCGTTTAGTCTGCCAATAAAAATACCTAAATTAGCCGATGTTAATGCTGACTTTAGAAAAATGATTGTTCAAAATGCTTTGAGTGGCTTATCTCTTGGCATTGACGATACTTCTGATTTTAGTGATAACTTTTATAAAAAATACGGTACCCATTGGCCTGATGCTATGGGCGATCTTGAGCATAGTGCGGACAAAGTTACAGGTGGGGTGCTTACGTTATTTGAAAATACGTACAAAGCTATTTACAACAAAGACAAATTTGAAAAAGGCGTAGATAAAGCATCTGTTTTTGATGAAACTTTTAACAACGAAATATTTGAAGCATTAAGAAAACTTTACAACAAAGACAAATCAATAATTCATGAAAACTTTGTAGAGTACGCTAAAAAAGAAAATTACGAAGATTTTAAAGAATATATTGAATACATGATGGCTACTGACAGAGGCCAAATAGGTAATGAATGGCACAAAGCACATTCTGCTTTATATATAGACGATTCTGTTGAATATAGTGCAACTGTTGCTCAAGCGTACAAAAAAGCACTTCAAGCAGTTGGTTTAAATACACAACAAGCTGAAAAAACTATTGAAGAAACAAGTAGTAAAAAAGTAACGTTAGCTACAGGCGTTAACTTTATATACGCTAAAAACATTTCTGATGCACCGCAACAATTTATAAACGATGCGGTTGCCGCTGGCAAAGACTTGACTAAAGTTCGTGGTGGCGTAATGCCTGATGGCACAGTAGTAGTTATTGGTGACGCGCACACGGACCTAAATGACCTGCAAGAAACCATTGAGCACGAGCTTATTGGACACTACGCAGTAGATACTTTACTTGGCCCGGCGGGCATGAAGGCGCTTGTTAAAAAAGTGTTTGCCGATGGAGAAGAAGGCGTACTTAAATTAGCTACTGAACTAGGTGTATATGATGATGTAACTGAAGCTTTTGCCGCAGCTAAAGGCACTAACATGTCTGAAGAAGCAATGCGCATGCTTGTTACTCGTGAAATGGTAGCACACACCGCAGAACGTCCGTTACCTAGCAAAGCAAGCTCAGCTTTAAAAGACTTTATTAAGATGATTGTTAACGCCGTGCGCAAGTTCTTTACGGGCGCTGGCTTTGACAACATGCCTAGCAAAACAACGCAGGAAATATTTAATTTAATCCGCGAAGCTAAAAAGCAATATGAGGGTGGCAGGCTCGGAGCATACAGAACTCCTGACGGCAAAACAGCTTTCTTGGCCCCTACAAGTTACAGCCGTGAAGTAGAACAGAAGTCGATTGATGTTATTAACAAACTGTTTGCGCAGAAAAAATCAGTTAAAGATGGCATTTTTGCAAACGTGCTTGGCTTGCCTGGTTACACACAGTTTATTGACCGCTTAGCGCCTGCCACAAAGATTATAGAAAAAGCCGAGAGCGCAGGCATGATTGACTCTGTGTCAGCTTTGCAAACTACTATGTACTTACGTCAAACAGATCAGCGTTTAAATTTGACGGCTCAATCTGCTACTGATGGCGTACCACAGCTAACTAAGAATGCCGCTGGTGAAATGGAAGTGCTTGGTAAAAAAGATGGCGCTAACTTAATTAAGGTTGGCAATATATTGCAACGAGCAAAAATGCTTGGTAATGCGCAGGCCATTAATAATTTGTTTGGTTTGTATTTAGTAGCTATACGTGCTAAGCGTGTTGGGTTAAAAACGCTAGCTTCAGACTTACGGATAACAGAAAAAGAATTAAAAGACGTTGTTGCTAATATTGAACAAGCCGGCGCTAAACCTATATTTGAAGAAGCGGCTAAAGTTTATGCTGAGTACAACAAAGATTTAATTAATTTTGCAGTTCAGACAGGCGCTATTTCTAAAGAAGAAGGTGCTCGATTAACTAAATACAACGATTACGTGCCTTTTTACAGGGTGCGTGACGGTATTGCGCAACTAGTTATCTCAGGCGAGCAAGTTATAAATGTAGGGCGTTTAACAGATCAGCCTTACCTAGATGAGTTGGTTGGCGGCAAAGAGATGTTGGTCAACTTTGAAGAAAGCGCGTTTCAAAATACAGCTGTATTGGTTGATTTAGCTTTACGTAACTTAGCCACAGGTCAATTAGCCCAACAACTTGAGAAGATTGGCACAGGGCAGACTAAAATTGCCACACGTGTTAGCCCCAAGCTAACTGGCACAGACATTATTAGGGCAAAAATAGACGGTGTGGATGCGGCTTGGCGCTTGAATACCAAAGATACACCTTTTGAAGATATACCTGCTGACCTGTTAATTAAAGGGCTTGACGGTATTAAGCTGCAGATACCTGTGGCAGTTAAGATTTTAGGTTTGCCAAGCCGTTGGCTGCGCACCATGATTACTAGAGATCCTGCGTATTCTGTGCGGCAGATCATTAAAGACTCTACGGCAATGTGGCTTTACTCAGGCGCAAATGCTAAGCCTGTAATTGACGCTACCAAAGAACTTGGCAGCATGTGGGCTAACAAGAACCAGACTGAGAAAGAACTACAACGAGCTGGTTTAGTGGGCGGTCAACTGTTTACCGGTATGCCAGAGGACATGAGCAGAATCATGTTGCAGATTACCAGTGGTAAAACGGGTTGGCAAATGTTGCTAGCTAAATTAGATCGGGCCGCTATGAAGGGTGATGCGGCTACCCGTGTAGCTATGTACAACGCATACCTAAAACAAGGCATGACGCCTATGCGGGCTAAGCTAGCTGTTTTAGAGTCGCTAAACGTAAATAAGCGTGGTTTATCGCCAAGCGTGTATTGGATGTCTACTTTGGTACCGTTCATGAACACACAGGTTCAAGGTTTGACTATGTTTGCCAAGTCGTTTAAGGGAACTAGCAACCTAGGCGGACAAAAAGATTTGCGTATGAAGATGTTTAAGCGCGGTACGTACTTGGCGTTGTTTACCATGATGTACGCTGCAGCTATGCAAGACGACGAGGCATATAAAAATGCTGATCCGTTTGTTAAGTACAACAGTTGGTTTATCAGGGTGCCGTTCCTTGACGAACCGATCAGAGTCCCAACACCGTTTGAATTTGGATACGTGTTTAAGGGTTTACCCGAAGCAGTATTTAACATGATGTTTAATGACGAAGAAGCTAAGAACGTACTTAAGTTCTTCAAGCAAGCCGCTTCTAACAGTAACCCAATTGGTTTACCGCAGGCAATCAAGCCAGCAATCGAAGCAACTGCTAATTTCTCGTTCTTTACCGGTCAAGATATTGAGTCCGCAAAAGAGAAAAGAATGCTGCCCGGCTACAGAGAGCGCCCACAAACAACTGAATTAGCCAAGTGGGTATCTAGCCTTGATAAAGAACTGCTATCGCCTGTGATGCTTGATTACTTAGCCAAGGCATACGGCGGTGGCCTAACGCTTGCGCTTACTAGCGCCTTAAATCCTGTGCTTGCACCAACAACAGACGTGGCTTCACCCACCAAAATGCCTAGCCAGTACCCAATTGTTGGCGGTTTCTTTCAACCTAACGATGCAAGCGGGGTAATTAACGCAGCCTACGAGACCGCAGAGCGCGCGCAACAAGCTTCTAATACGCTAAAGCAGATTGCCGCCAAGGGCAACAAAGAAGAGATCGAAGCCTTTGTACGTAAATACAGCAACGAGTTGATGATTGAGCAAGCCGCCGGTGCGTTTACTAGAGAGATGGGTCAGCTAGCTGCCGCTGAAAAAGCGGTTCGTGAAGACAAGCGCATGAGCGCTGACGAGAAAGCTGAGAAAATCAAGCAGTTACGCGCAATTAGAATCAAGATGGCTGAGGCGCTTAATAAGTCTAAACCCTCTTAAATAGCACCCCGATCTTGCCGTTTTGTACACCAAACTCGGCTTTGCCAATGATGCCGCTATGTATGGCGGCTTTGAGCCCTTCTTCTCTAGTCTCTGCTAGCTTTAGCGTTGGCACAAAAAAAGCCCCCTTGACGGGGGTGTTAACCCAAGGGTAATGCACCTTAATTTTCCTCATCGTCTTCTGTAATTGGGCGACATATTCTTAAAGCATTGACACGCATTTCCGGACCACGCGTTCTAGACAGCATGTTTGGTTTACATGTATCTACCTTAAAGTTTGGTAGTTTCTCAAGCTGCTCTTTGAAGTCCGAGTAGCCATAACTCATAGCTACGCAGTGCGCCTTGATTAGTTGAATCTCAATGTAGTAGTTGACGTGCCCCGGCGTAAACCCATGCTCAACTCGACCGGCTACATTAGTTCGAGTAATAGATTGGTCAATCTTACCATCGTCGCCAAGGGTAGCTTTTAACGTACCATCCACCATTTTGACAACCACAAATTTGCCGTAGTGCTCACGGGTGTAAGCGTTAAGAATGTCTTCGGCACTTCTTTGACTACCATATATTGTGGAACGGGCGCTTACTACCATACCTTTTAATACATCAACAATCGGACCAATCGGTATGTCAATCAGGTTGGCATGCTTTTTACCGAGTAACTGAATCATGGTGATGATACAAGCGTTACCCGCAGTCCAATAGCGCTCATCGTCGTTAGCTTGGAACTCTTCCTTTACGCGCTCATGCACCTCAAGGTAAAGCTTTCTAGCGGTTTCACGATTAGCCACAAGCCACTTGATTAGTTCCCGACCAACCACGCCGTAGTTGTCCTTGAGAAGACCCAAAGTTTTGGCTTCATCAGGCGCCCACCTTAGCTTGCGGTTCATCTTTAACTCAAGCAGACGGAACATCTCGCCCTGAGACGCATGCTTACGCGCGCCTGACAGGTAGTCCATGACGTGGGTGTTGGATGAGAGAAGCACAAGCAGTTGCCAAGTAGAGTTATTGATACGCTCCTCGTTGGTGCCTTGCTTCATGCGGTCTTTGCCTTTACCCTGCGTTAAGTCAAGCAGGAACTCAGGTAGCCACTCGAAGTCGTCACGGCTCTTACTGGTGGTCTCGTCAATAATGAACGGCAGACTGTTGAGCAAACCTTGGCGTTGTTGCGACGCAACGATAGATGTGCTTTGGGTTACACGGTAGCGCTCAGGGTGCCCGAAGAAACTAGCCGCTAACTCAAGGGTCAACGACTTACCTGTGCCGGATTCCGAAGAACCTAGGTGGTAAACGCAACCGTTGAACTTGGTAAAGTCCATAAGCAAGGATGCCGGCCCGACAAGCGCCATGGCTAACAATTGCCACTCTTCTTTAGCAATCAGCATGTTGAAGACCTTGCGCCAGTTCTCTACGGTGCCGGTTGGCTTGGTCGCCTTGTTGATGTTGTCCAAAGCAGGGGTCGGTACATACACTTCCTTGCCGCCTTGATAGTACACGGTGCTGTTGTATACAAACGACTTGTCTTCTTGCCACCCGCAGTTAGTGGGCACCTTGATTGCACGCTTGTTGGCGCTTACAAACTCTACGCAACCACGCACATACTCAAACAGATTCTTGTCGTTACCTGAACCATACGAGGCGATGATGTTCTGATTAGCCAAAGCCTTAACCGTTTCATCTTTACTGACAACAGATTTCTGAGGAAGCAATATATCAATAGCTCCTTCGGGGCGCATAGCAATCATATGCACCAAGTGATCGCCCTCGTTGTTAAGAATGTCCACCGCAAACAGATCGTAAGGTAGTAGCATGACTTGTTTGCGCGATTTCTTGCCGTCCTCGTCGTCCAGTAGCTTGTCCATAAAGACACCACCGTTAGCGCCGTAGCTGAAATTCTTGGGCGGTGTGGGGCGGGTTATGGTTTTTGCCTCAGCTTCTGGTGTATCTTCAGCCTTCTCCACAACGACTTCCTTGGGAGCGTTATCAACCTTAATTTCTCTGCCTAGGGCTAGTGGGTTGGTAATCTTGCTAAAGTGTGGGCACTTCTCGCAGATGCCGGGGTTAGCTTCGTCAAACTTAAGACACCCATACGGACCCTTGATAGCGTTCCACTTCTCCATATGGCGGTCGATCTCGTAAGGGTGCATGGCTGAGATTGCCAAGCCTGCCTCTTCTCCATCGTCGCAATATTTAGCTATGCTGAGGATGCCACGCCACAGGGGTTCCATGCCGTCTTTGGTAGCGTTCTCACGGTAATAATTGATCTGCCCGCACTTATCGCCGATAGTTTTAAAGAATGTAATGCTGTTCTCTATTAGCTTTACGCTATTGGCTGTTGGAGGGGCTTTGGGGCGTTTGCCGGGGATTTGCAAAGGCGCTATGGTTTCGTATGCCGACTGCCCGATTAGGTCTCTCAGGGTCGTAGAAAGCGTCTCAAAATCAAACACGTCGCCTTTATGCTTGATCGTTACCTTGCGTGGCTTCTCTTGTTTGTAGTTGTGCGTATCAGGCACCCGTAGCACCCTAGCCGCATCGCCCGTAACTGCGGCATCAATCTTAAAGCCCTGCTTTCTGCAAAGCCGTTTGAGGTTCTCTGCAACAGGTTTCCAAGCTTCAATGGTTACTTCTTCGGTGAAAGGCCAATAGACATGTAGCCCACCCCCGCTTGAAACAATCCAAGGAGAGCCTAGCGAAGCAAGTCCGCTTTCTGTTATAAATGAATCTAATGCCTTAGCTGCCTCAGCTTTGTTGGGATACTCTTTTCCTTCTCCGCAATCAATATCCAAAAACAGCGACTTAATTTTTACTGCCGATTCTGCCTTACGTTCTTTGGCACTAAACGATGCAAGCGCGAAAAATGCGTTGTATCCCTTTGCGTCAAACGCCATGGCAGCACTATACAGTTCGTCGATTGTGTCGACAAACACGTGCTCTCTTTTTGCTGTGCTTATTTCAACGGTGCAATACAGACCCGAAGACGGTAGCACAGTCGCTAGGAATTCCTGCGACGCCATGTGATACCCCTTGAGTTATTTGATACGTTTAGTTAAGTGCCATTCGGTTTTAGATAGTGACGTAGGGTTTATTTGCGTATGCATTTTCTGAGTGCCTCTTCTGCTGAATGACTTGTGGATAAAATGTTCAACAAAGAACTTACGCTATTTCTGTATGAGGGCGTTACTTCGCTACCCTTAAACCAGTTGTATACCGTTTGCCTTGTTGCGCCTGTAAATTTGGCTATCTCAATGACTGGGAAGTCTAGATGAATAGCCCACCGCCCAAGTTGGTTTCCCAAAGACTTAGGCGCTTGTTTTGTTGCTTGTTTGATTTCTTCTGAATAAGCCATGTTTGTTTGGGGGCTTGCGCCCCCGTCCTTAAAAACAAGTACTGTTGCAATTACCCCATTGGTCACAACACGTTGTACAGACGACCATTCTGCCATCAGGCGTCATGATTGTTGAAGTTCTGCATTGTGCGTAAACCGAGAGAGCGGTTAATGATAAAACAACTCCAAGAATCAGCTTATTCATCATCCCACTCCTCAACGGTAGAGGCTAAGCTACTGGCTTTTTTCTGCGGAACAGCGTTTGGCTTTGTAGCTGGCTTGCGTTTCTCAGGCTCGTCAACATCGTCAGTCTCAACCTCAACTTGCGCTACCTTGGCTTTAGCCGCAGGCTTTGCACCTTCAAGTTGTAGTGGCTTGTCAGCAGGCTTGGATACAGACATTGTGATTGCGTTTTTAGCGCTTACAGACTGACCCTTCTCAATTACCGTTGCATACTCGTCTTCTTCTAAGTAACGCACTGGTTGGAAGAACAACTTGGGTACTGCCGCCTTGGTATCAAAACGTAAGCGTGTAACAAGCATCTCAGGGCTAACATTCTGTGCCGCAAGGTAACGTGCGTACGCTTGTAGTGGGCGCTTGTCGCCTTCTTCTTTACCAAAGATTGATGTAGCCGCTAAAGTCAACTGCATTACATCACCACCAATGTCGTTGGCAAGAACCACTGCAAGACGCTGAGAGAAACGGCAGGCTTTGGAATCACCTTGACCCGAACCTTTAACGTTCATTGGGCATGATGCGCAGTCACTAGCTTGTGGCTCTTCAACGCTTGCATCAGGTTTCTCACCATCAGCAGACCAACAGTCAGGCGCTTTGTTGACGCCTTCTTCGTATGTGCCTGCATAGAATGTACGGCTGATTTTTGGTGCTGCATTAACAATCACAACATCAAGGTGGCGGTCGTCGATTGATGTAATCTCTTTACCGTCAGCCATCAAGCGGAATACACCGCCCTTGATAGAAATGCGTTTGCTGTTTATGCCTACGCCACCTGCAAGGCTTTTGGCAAGATCGGATAATTCACCTTTGCGAGCAAAGGCGGGTACTTGTGCAGGATTAAATTTGGCTATTTCGCCCATGATGTTTCCTTCATTTAGTTGGTTTACGAACAGTTACTGCATACTCAGACATTGAATTCAAACCCGCAGGAACTACACCGGGGTTCTCTTCCAAGAACGTTGCCATGTTCTTCTGCGCTATGCGCTTCTCAAACAAATCCAACGCGTCATGCTCCACGACAAACGTCTTGAATGAATCCCAGTCGTCTGTATAGTAGCGAGTCTTTTGAGACAAGATGATTGTGCCCTCGGGCGTACGCACCGAGTTAGTTCCAAGCGCCATCATTTGATCCTTCATGGCGTTCTTGATCTCATCTTGTTTGGCTTTAAGCTCTTCGATTTGGCTCTCGTACTCTTGAGTCAGTTCTTGAACTTTTGTATATATCTTGCGATACACACGCGCTAGTTTATCTAGCGGTATTACTTCATCTTCGTTTGGCATTTATATGCTCCTTTGTAAAATATTTTACACCTATAGAGACGACGTTACAACTGAAATAGGGTTTTCACTAAGAACTAATTTCTTCCCTATACAGACTCAACAAGAGGTCATGTCCTTCGACACGCTTCTCAAGTTGTGCAAACATTCGTTTTTCTATTTCACTACCTTGTAAGTGTATCACCGTTACGTTTGTGCTGGTTTGCCCAATACGATCTGCTCGTGCAATACACTGCAAGTAC